CTACGCAAAATAGGTTTTGAGTATACCAACTCAGACTCACTAGCATTTTTAAACAGTTTAAAATTACAATATGGAGTTGCAGATCAGCAGTTAATTCCTGCATACCAGCAATTACTAACTACAACCCGAAGTCTTGCAGCATCACAAAACCTATGTTGCGTAGCGAGTTTGAAAAGAGTGCTAATTGCTTTTCTTGAGCAGCAAACGCACTAACCGCTGACTTAGCAAAAGCGGTAACACCGACACCAATGAGAGCTTGTTTAACGTTTCTAGCCAGTTTATCGGCAGCGTTCTCAGCTTGAGTAAATGCTTTCTTGCCTGTAAATTGCGCGGCAATATCAATTACTATACTCATTGTGACGCCTTCCTAAAATATTGTTTCTTTTTAAATTGCTCGTTAGCGTTGTAAATAGCAGTTAAAGCGGCTGCGTTAGCTTTGCCACCGTCCTCAGCCCAAGCTCTAAAGATCAACCGACCTTTCATGTAACGACCGCGCTTTGTAGAACTCTCTATGTTGCCTTGCTTTAACTCACCCATTGCCTGAATAAAATCTGAACCCGCTTGAGGGTTGTTTGAACGACTAATATCTTTTTGACGTGGGTCGCCTTTGCGACCAACCCAAGGCTGACCTGAAGGATTTTTTCTACCAGCTGTTTCGTAAATAGCACCAGCAGCAGATTTGTTAATTATGTAATAAACAGCTTTAAATCCACGTCTATTAGTTCTGCGTGGAGTTGAACTATATTGAATTTTTGAAACAACAGTTGCCGCGTTAAATAAAGGGAACTTTCTCAATCTATTATCTTGAGCATCAAAGTAGAATTCAGATCGTCGTCTGTAATTCCAATTGCTTAAAGGCGAATTGCTAGGCACATAATCTTGGGCTTTCTTAACTACGCCACCAAGGGCAACAGCCATTTGATCGTCTAGTTGCACAGCTAGGGCAGGGGCGTAATCTTTAAGAGCTTTTTGAAGCTCAATTAAACCTTTTATTTCTGCTGGCATTTTCCCTAGCCTTTGCGTCGTCTTTGAGAACCGCTAAAGTTGCCTTTAACAAATCCCTGTCCATATCAATAAACGTTTGGTGCGGAAGTCCTGTTGTTATTGCTAACCTAGCAACGAGGTAGTGAAAGGAATCCCGCGTTATCCATTTGGGGAGTCAGCGTCAAGAATTTCTACTTTAACAAGCTGCTCCAAATACTTATCACCAAAAGGCACAACAGTTACGCCATTGCGCCTTTCAGCTTCCCAAGCCAACCAATAGACCGCGCTTTGTTTCTCTTCATCTCTAAAATATTTATGGAAACCACTTTTAAAGTGAGTTTCAAACGCGAACTCAATAACAGGTGTAATTTCATATTCAGAAACGTCACCTGAAGCCTTGGTTATTTTAAGTTTAATCATTTTAGTCCTTTGTTATGACCAAGTACCAGTAGTTGCGTACGCTGTCTTGCTGTTGCATGTGAAAGTTAAATCCATCATGCCTATATCAGCGACCGCACCATTGATATCGGTTAGATTGTCAATAAGAATTGTACCTGAATAAAGTGGGTTTGTTCCTGAAACCGCGCTGGCAGTATCTTGAATTGCTTGGAAAGCAACTGTTGTACCGAAAGCGGCTTGTAGTGTAGCTCTTACTGAACCTGCGCCTGAAGCTAGATCATCGCTTAGAAATGATACGGTGATTGTATCAGCTGCTAACCCAGTAGTGTATTTGTGTGCGGTGTCGCCCATCGCGCTGATCTCAATTTGGTCAAGAACGCGGTTAAGGGTAAAAGCTGTTACATGGTCAGACAAGTTAACAGAGTTAACTTTAAATCCAACCTTATTATTTAAAAACGTTGCCATGAATTATTCCTCGTCTTTCTTGGTGATTGTTGGTTTTGGCTTGTCTTGCGGTACTTCTTGACCGATCTTTTTAAGAAAGGCAATGTCCTCGTCTGTAAGTGTCATTTGTTTAACTCCAAGTTGTTAGTGTGCTTATATTGATCGTGCTGACCATCATTTCTTGAGCTTCCTGCAATACTGAGGGCGCAGATACGCTTTCAACATTAAATTTAATAGTTGACGCGCTAAGTTTTAAAAAGACAGCGCAAACCATTTCCTCTAATGCTATTAAAGACGCTTGATTGTCCAGCATTGGTACTATGCAAGTTATTGTAAAGTTTGCTTTTGCACCAACATTATATTGATTGTTGCTTGGCTCAAGCATTGGGTCTGCATACCTGAGTACAACGCTGTTAGCGGTGGGTGTGGCTGGTACATAACTAAATGTATCCCACACCCCCGCGTTCGTTAGCGTGGACTTTATGGAAGCTCTGAGAGTTGTAACGGCAACTGTCATTAGCCTATTAGTCCATTGGGCGCTAAGTGGTTCGCAAGTAAGCCTCTAACTTTAGCAATTAAAGTTGAACCCATTTTAAAAGGTGAAGGTTGAAAATTAGGGTCAAGCGCGCCGCCGTTAGCAGCTTGTTTTGCTTGCCAAATTTCAGTGCATACCATTAAAGTCGCGAGCCTAACTTCGGGTAGGGTGCTATATGTAACATAATCAGTTGCAGCAACAGTGCCATAAGGTGAAGTCGGGTGAGTTGGCTCAACAGTTGAGTGCGAGGTTACAAAAGTAATTGAATATGTGTCTATGTCTGTAATTGTTTTAGAACCATTAAAAGTCGCGCCGTTACCGCTTACCGTTACTACTTGACCCACAAAGAAGCTATGAGGTGTATCAAAATATAAAGTACCAAATCCAACAATGTGTGAGTGTGCAGAATTGAAAGCTTGGTTTTTCCACAGGTAATCCGTAATTATGTTTTGTCCAGCTTGACATACTTCCTCAACTGTCGCGGACGAATACAGGCTGCCCAAACTGAGGTTTGCTCTCAACTCGGCTTCGGTGCAAAATGTAGCAGCCAATGTAGTTTCCTTTCTGAGAGTAAGGGGGCTAAGGCTTCCAAAGCCCCCTCACATTTAATAACAGTCTAAATTAAGACTTGTTAAACTTGCGGATTCCGCCAGCTTGCTTTGTTAGCACGCTTGCATAACCGTAAACCTGTACTGAAATCTTTCCATTATCAGAAAGTTGTACCTGTAATTTTGTAACAGGTGATTCGTAATATGTAATTGCTTCAGGTACTACCAAGAAGCAAGAATCATCAATAAATCCTGAAGCCAAAACATTAGCGTCAACATAAAGGTTTGCGCCAAGTACAGTTCCAGTTATTGATTGACCTGAAACATTACCTGAATTGTTTTGAGGATTTGAAGCCATGTATAGAGCGCGCTTGCTTGAATCTTGCATGCCCATAATTGAAGCCCAAACATCAGTTGAAGCAATAAGGTTGCGAGCAAACTTACCTGTTGACTTCTTTGCTGCTGCTGCCTCTGTTGCAAGGAAAGCTTGTAATCCGTCTGCGTCAGCTGTTGTTGCTGTTGCAACTGTTCCGTCTGCAACAATTGTTTGCAAAACTAACTTGTCAGATTTTTTAGCATAAGCGTCATTTAACTCACGAAGTAATTCGTTTATGAACTCAGGTGAGCTTCTATCAATGAGTTCCCAAGTAACCTCATTTTTTGCGGCTAGTTTAACGACTGAAGCAGTTAGGTAACCTGATTCCATTTCGTCATTAGTCATTGCAGCACCCTCGTTAACTTCATTTACAGTTGGGGCTACTGTCAATTTAGGGACAGTAAAAGAAAGACCGCTAACAGGTAATGTACCGCGGCTGATCGCGTCAATTGCTGGACGATCTGAAATTGATGAGGTAACAAACTCTTGCATGTGCAAAGGTAATGTTAAACCTGTATTTGTTGAAGTGCTTGAATCAGCTGCAAGAATAAGTTGACGAGATTCGTCATTACCCATTGCTGCTCTGATTGAGTTCTCAAGATATTGACTTGAAGTCATTGGTGCAACGCGTGGTGTTGTATACACCGCCGCTGTTACTGTTGGGCGAGAAGCTTCAACCGCTGGGGTTTCTACTACCTCGGTCGCAACAGGTGTATCGGTTGTTGTGTTTTCCACAATTTCCTCTATTTCTGTTTTGGTTTCGGTTGAAACTGCCTCTGTATTTTCAGACGCAGCAACGCTGGTTACTTCAGCAGATTTAAATGCGGCTGCCTGTACTAGCGAAACTTCCATTAGACGAGCCGCGCTTACGCGATAAACTCCGTCTTTGTTTTTTCCTTTAATAACTTCCACTCCCACACTCAAGCCAGAACGAAGCGATTCGCTTGCCTCAATTAAACTATCTGTGCCACGGGTTGTATTGGAAACTTTAAACTCAGCATAAATTCCAGTTGAATCCTCGGTTACATTTTTCATGCGACCAATTGGCATTTTTGGGTCATGCTCTAAAAGCAATTTAACATTTTTTGGGTCATCTATTTGAATTGAGTTTGCTTCAAATACAACCTTACCTGCGCTGGTGTTTCCGATTTCATCACCAAATGGAACAATTTTACCCGCAATAATTCTGCGAGATTCTGAAGCTTCTAAATCTGCACTAAAATTAATTATTTCCATATTACTCATCTCCATTAGGGCTTAGTTCTTCCATTGCTCTAGCTTGTTCTACTGTTATTAATTCCAGTTGTAACATTTTTTCAACAACAGCAAGTCTTTCCATTGGGTCAGTTCGCAAGAAACCTGAGTCAATGTCAAAGCGGATATGCTGTGT